GTCGTGGTGCGTTCACCATTAGACATTAAAGATATAGTCTGGGCATTTACACATAAGCTCAAGGACGCATTCCCAATTGTCTCTATTTCATTTGATGAAGTTGATGATAGACCTACATCCGTTGAACATCACGGTGGTGTAGAATCAAAAGCATCAGAACCTTATACCAAGGAGGAATTAGACTGGATGAAACAAATACCAGAGAGGTACTAATGAAAGAAGCAATGATTTCAGCATTACTACATGATGCAGCAGCTAAAATAGAATTAGCAAGGGTAAACATAAAAGTTTACTTAAACAATTCAGTAGGAGTAGGAGATCATCCTAATATTACTGAGACTATCCAAGAACAAGTAGATGTTATTTCTAAAAACAGGGATAGAATCAATGTATTAACGGAGTATTTCAATGACGAAGAGTAGAGAATGGCTGCTATATAATGCAGTGCTAACGTGGTTAAGCCACTATGGAAGCATGGGGTCTGAATTAACTCCAGAATATAAACTATTAGAAGAGGAGTTAAGACAGGTCTATGAACAGTCCAACAATACTAAAACACAAAAAAGGGGACGTCCAGCGAAAAGACAAAGGACGAAAAAAGCCACAAGCAATCCGGCAAGCACGGAAAAGAGCGAAAAGATTCCTTATGAAAATCAAAAGGAAGTAGATGCTTACATGAAACAAAGAGCTAATCAGGAGACTTAAATGAACAGATACGCATGTCACTTTGAAAAGAATCACGGATGCATTATCTTAAATGCTAAAGATGATGAGGAAGTAGCATGGTTAGCTGAAGCTCATGCTAGGATAGAAGGCACTAAGATCTCTGACATTATACCGTTAGATGATCACCACTATATACCAGAAATACCAGACCTATACGAGGATTAACATGCCTAAGAAAAGACCATCTAATAAAAGACCTAAGTACTTTCCAAATAACTGGAAGGCTTACAAGGACTCACCCGATGAGTTCTTTATACCTTTAACATATAAAGACTTTTTTAATTGGAAGGTTATGGGCTGGGCATTGCCATCCTCTATTGCGTGTGTTATACGAGAAGAAACAGATGGTTATATATCTGAGAAGGTATATTCACAGTCTGCCGCTGCTCAAAAATACTTAGACGCTAAAACTTCTGATAAAAACATGAAGACTATATTTACTATAGTTGACGGTAATTCAGTACAAGTACTTAGACCTAATAGAAAAGGTGATAAGTATAAACAACTACCAGATGATCCAGATTTTCTGGACACATGGGATGATTTAACAGATGAGGAAATCGATGAACTATTCGGATAAAGAATCCATATATGATTACTTTGAGACAGCTATCAATGCTATTCCAAAGGATCATCCACATTATCATGAGATAAGACAATTATTAATTAAGCAAATAAACGAAGACCTACATGATCATGAAGCCCACGCCGCAACAGATAGACGAGCAAGTTGAACTTGAACGTCATGCTATTAAGCAGGGTCTAAAAAGGTTACAAGATCAAACACTTAAACTAGAAGGACAGAACTATGGTTCAGCTACTATTTATGGCATATCTTCTATACACTCTTTACTTCCAAGACTGGTATCTAAGATAAAGGATACTAATTCAAGGATACATGAAAGAAAGAATGGTGTAGCATTTAAAGATATACATCAGTACTTAGAAGATATAGATGAAGAGTCTGCTGCTGCAATAGCATGTAAGATGACATTCGATAAAGTATTTGGATACAAGGACGGATGTAATTTAGTTACTAATGTATGTGAGTCTATTGGTCGTGCAATAGAAGATGAATGTCAAATGAGGCATTATGAAACTCATGCACCTGGATTGTTAAGTACACTGAAAAAGAACTACTGGCATAAATCCATAGGTACACAGCAAAAATTCGTTGTAATAAAAACATTGATGAATCGTTATGAGGTTAAACAATGGACAGCATGGACTAGAAGTATTCGTATTAAACTAGGTGCTTGGTTACTAGACTGCATAATGGAATCAAGTCAATGGTTCATGAAACAATCAATACGTCAAGGACGCAAGACTAGTATCTTTGTTGTCCCTACTCCCGAATTCATGGACATCAAAGACGAGGTAATGGCTAATGCAGAATTATTTGCACCTTTAGCTTGGCCTATGTTAATACCACCTAAAGATTGGTCTAATGAACAAGCTGGCGGATATATGCTGAATGAGGTAATGCATGGTCATGACTTAGTAAGAAGGGGCAATCACCCACGTATACAGGGAGAAACACCACTAGCTTTTCTGAACAAAATTCAGAAGGTTGGTTATACATGCAATTCTTTCACAGTCAAAGTCGCAAAGACCTTGCAAGAGAAGGGAATAGCAGTTGGTAAATTTCTACCTATTGTTCATTATGATCTGCCTCCGAAGCCAGTTGACATAGCGACAAACGCAGAGTCAAGGAAGGCTTACAGGAGGGCTGCAGCTGAAGTAATGAATAAAAGAGCAGCTGAATTTAAAAAGAGCTGCCGTACTAGAATGACCATGGAAGCAGTTGAAAGATTCAAGGATAGAGATAGATTTTTCTGTCCGTGGAGTTTTGATTACCGTGGTCGTGCATATCCAATACCTGCATTCTTAACACCACAAGACACAGACTTTGGAAAGTCACTGATTCGCAGTGCTGATGAAGCATACATAACTGAGTCAGGTAAGAAGTGGTTAGCTTTTCAAGTAGCAACTACATATGGTTTAGATAAATCAACGATGGCTGAGAGGCTGTCATGGACACATAACAACACACACTTGATAGCCAAGGTAGCTATTGATCCTATTGGAAATAGAGTCGAATGGGAGGTAGCAGACGAACCATGGCAATTCCTTGCTGCATGTGAGGAATATTATTCAGTAGTACTTACAGAAGATAGAAAAACTACTGGACTATTTGTAGCTACAGATGCTACATGTAGTGGTCTTCAGATTCTCGCAGGTCTCGCACGAGATCGGAGCACAGCACAACTCGTCAATGTGTTGCCTGCTGATAGACCTCAAGACGCATATAAGGTTGTAGCGGATGTTGCCAAACCTAATTGTCCTATGCACATACGAGAAGTAATGGATAGGAAGACGGTCAAAAGGACCGTTATGACAATACCCTACAATGCTAAACCCTACAGTAATAGGTCATATATTCGTGATGCCCTATTAGATAAAGGAATTGAGATCGACAAGGAAGATCTAACCGTTACCGTACAGGCTGTCAGGGACGCTATGGAACATGTTGTCCCTGGCCCTATGGCTGTTATGAAATGGATAGAGACTGAAGTTAGCAAAGCTATTAAACGTGGAGCTAAAGAATTACAATGGGTTACACCTTCTGGCTTCGTAGTGAATCAACGCATCATGAAGAAAGATGTGACTAGATTAGAATTACAATTATTAGGTCGTTGTCGTATATCAGTAGCAACTGATGAGACTGACGAGGTTGATATTAATCGTCACCGTGCTGCTACAGCACCAAATCTTATTCACAGTCTAGATGCAAGCCTGTTACATCTCAGTATAGATAAATTTAATAAGCCAATTGCACTCATTCATGACAGCGTTCTCACACAATCCGTTGACATGGACGAATTATCGGCTATAATAAGAGAGACATACATGCATCTCTTTGCAGAGCATGACTATCTCAATGACTTTGCCTCACAGATAGGGGCAGAGACAGAACCACCGATCATAGGCGACCTTAAGCCTGAGTCGGTTATTAATTCAACTTACTTTTTTTGTTAAAATGCCTAAGAACGTACACGTTACGGACGAAGTTACACTTGAGGGATTTCAAGCTATCCTAGAACCTGGAAAGTTTGGTTATTCACTCTCGGCTGTGGTCAGCGAAGACCTCGCTGATAAGCTAGAAAATGAGAGGACAGAGGTCTTAAGATGGGCCGAGTCTAAGCTCAAGAATCCGAAAAGAGCCACTCTAAAACCTACACCATGGGAAGAAGTATCGGATGGAAAATATAAAATTAAATTCTCTTGGGGTGAAGACAAGAGACCTCCTGTAGTTGATACAGAAGGATCACCATTAACCGATAAGAAAACACCTTTATATGCAGGATCTACTGTTAAACTTGGTTTCTTTCAAAAACCTTACATACTCAGGGACGGGGTTACTTATGGCAGCTCTCTTAAGCTGGTTGGCGTTCAAGTTGTGTCAGTTAAATCTGATGGGGCTGGTGTCGATGCTGGAGAGTTGGATGAGAACCAAGTAGCTGATTTGTTTGGTAAAACATCTGGCTTTAAAGCTAGTGAACCACCAGCCAATAATGAAGCGTCAGAAGAAGAAGAGGACTTCTAAATATAGATCAGGATTAGAAGAGCAGGTTGCTGACTTGCTCACTAACCTTGGAGTTACTTATGAATACGAATCTTGTAAAATTCCTTATACCATTCAGCATAATTATCACCCTGATTTTATCTTGCCAAATCACGTGTACCTTGAAACAAAGGGATACTGGGACGCAGCAGATAGAAGAAAGATAGCAGCTGTAAAGAAGGATAACCCAGATATAGATTTGCGTATGGTGTTTATGTCGCCATACAATAAGATTTCAAAACACTCTAAAACCACCTACGCCAAGTGGTGCGATAAACATGACATCCCTTGGTGTGCCTATCACTCATTACCATTAGATTGGTTAATATGAACGAATCAGAATTTGTGGCACATGAACCATGTGAAAATTGTGGCTCATCAGATGCTAATTCAGTTTACACTGATGGTCACAAGTTCTGTTTCTCTTGCCACCACTACACACCTGCAGAAGGTATAAATCTTAAATCACAGTCAACCCGAACAATGTCAAATGTCGAACTCAGAGGATACCCACAAGAGCTTAGAAAACGAAGAATCACTGAGCCAACTTGCAGAAAATTTAGAATTCACAGAGATGGAGACACTCTCTGCTTCCCATATTTTACAAGCGATGGACTTCTTGCTGGAATCAAAGTAAAAAACAAACGAAAAATATTTAGTTATGAAGGACAATCTACTGATACCTTATTTGGTCAGCATTTATTTCCTACAACTGGTAAGCGTATTGTTGTTACTGAAGGTGAACTAGATGCTGCAAGTTGTTATGAGGCTATGCCTAACTGGCCTATGGTTTCCTTACCGCATGGTGCAGCGTCAGCTAAGAAAGACCTGCAAAAACAGTTACCCTTATTCCAGGGATATGAGGAGATTGTATTATTCTTCGATGGTGACGAGCCAGGTCGTAAGGCTGCCGAAGAGGCGGCTGGGGTCTTACCAGCAGGTAAGGTCAAGATCGCCCGTATGGAGTCTTACAAAGATCCGTCAGAGGCGTTGCAAGCCAAGGACTCAGAGGCTATAAGGAAGGCTATATGGGACGCTAAACCATACAGACCAGATGGAATTGTAGATGGAAAGAATTTATTACAACTAGTTACTACACCGCAGAAACCTTATGACCACGAATACCCCTTCCAAGGACTTAACAAGAAGCTACACGGGATCAGGTATGGAGAACTTACGACATTTACTAGTGGCACTGGGTCAGGAAAGACCAGTATCATGCGTTACCTTGCAACTGACCTACTTAACAAAGGGGAATCGGTTGGGATCTTGGAACTTGAAGCAAGCAATAGAAGAACAGCTCTTGGATTGATGTCCACAGCAGTTGGAAAAAACCTAACA